TTCATCAACCACCAACCAAGCGAGGCCCAACATGGGTACCTATCTAACTTTCTCAGCAGCACTTGAAGCCATCAAAGCCGGTAGCCGAGTGGCCCGTGCCGGGTGGAACGGTGCCGGTATGTTCCTGTTCCTTGTCCCCGGCTCTACGTTCAAGGTTAACCGCCCCCCTCTCATGGGCATCTACCCAGAGGGCACCGAAATCCGGTACCATGCGCACATCGACATGAAGACCGCCGACGACATGGTCGTGCCGTGGCTCGCCAGCCAAACCGATCTCTTGTCGGACGATTGGGAAGTTGTGGGTTAGTCAATGGCCAAGCAAGAACCACGTGAAGGCGAACAGCAACTCATCGCCCAGATGCTCGCCTTTGCAGACGACCCCCTGCAGTTCGTCCTCTACACCTTCCCGTGGCAGAAACCCAACTCCCCCCTCGAACACCACCACGGCCCCCGCCAATGGCAACTCGAAGCCCTCCAAGAGATGCGTGACCACATCGCCCGTAACCGCAATCGCACCCGCCAAGACCTCACCCCCGAACTCCTTAAAATCGCCATAGCGTCCGGTCGCGGTATCGGCAAGTCCGCGTTCCTCGCCTGGGTGGCACTCTGGCTATTCTCCACAGTCCCATCTTCCACGGTCATCGTTTCCGCCAACACCGAACAGCAGTTAAAATCGACCACGTTCCCGGAAATCCGCAAGTGGGCCACGATGGCGATCAACGCCAACTGGTTCGAGCACAATGCCATGAGCCTCCGCCCGGCAGAGTGGCTGATCCACTCCCTCAAGACGACGACCGACTACGATGATGCCTACTGGTACATCCAAGCGCGCCTGTGGTCCGAGGAGTCACCAGACGCCTTTGCCGGTGTCCACAGCCATGCTGGCATGGCCGTGTTGTTCGACGAGGCCAGCGGCATCCCCGCGCCCATCTGGCCCGTGACCGAGGGCTATTTTACCGATCCGACCGTGCATCGTTTCTGGGTAGCCATTTCCAACCCACGCAACCCATCCGGCACGTTCTTCGAGTGCTTCAATGCGAACCGCGATGCGTGGTGGCATCGCACGGTTGACGCCCGCACGGTCAACGAGAACGATCAGGCGCTCTACGCGGGTATCATCAAGCAGTACGGTGAGGATAGCGACGAGGCCCGTGTCGAGGTCTACGGCATGTTCCCCCGTCAGGGCGACGAGAACTTCCTGAGCCGTGGCGAGGTCGAGGACGCCGTCGCCCGCGAGGTCGAGCCGGACATCCACGCGCCGCTCATCATGGGCGTCGATCCTGCGCGCATGGGCCGGGACAAGGCGGTGATCGCTTTCCGGCAGGGGCGCGACGCGCGCTCCATCGAGCCGTTGGTCTATCCCAAGACGACGACAGCAGAGTTGGCGGAGCATTGTGCCGCCGCGATTGAGAAGTACAAACCGGATGCTGTGATGATTGAGGCAGATGGTATTGGCGGGCCGGTGATCGAACTGTTGGAGCGGATGGGCTACCAGATCATCTCGGTGATGGCGAGCAGCACGGCGAGCGACCCAGAGAGATATTACCTCCACCGCACCGAAATCTGGGGCCGTTTCAAGGAGTGGCTACCGAGTGGCAGCTTACCAGATCACAAGGAACTCGTCGTCGATCTCTGCGGGATGCGCTACCGGATAAATTTGAAGGGGCAGCTTGCGCTGTGGTCGAAGGATCAGATGCGCGCCAAAGGTTTCGCCAGCCCCGATTATGCGGACGCCTACATGATGACCTTCTCGCGGACCATCGCGCGCGGCGATGCGAAGACCTCCCGGCGATCCGCAAGACGGCGTGTGGCGGCGGGGATGGATTATGACTTGTTCGCGTAGGCGAAACTGTGGTAACTATGCAATAGTGTGACAAAGGAGCAACACTCTATGGGTGGAATTTTTGGAGGCGCAGCGCCCACAGCCCCGGCCCCGCCGCCGCCTCCGCCTGATCGGTCGGACGCGGACGTGCAGCTTGCCGCCCGCAATGAGCGGCTGCGACAAGCGGGGACACAAGGTCGCGCATCAACAATTTTGACAAGTGGACAGGGTGTGACTGATGAGGTTCCTGTCGTGAAGAAGACGCTGCTAGGCTCCGCCTAATGGGTGGTGGGTCTGGTGGTGGCGTGGGCGGTGCTGGCGGCATTGGCGACGGTATGGGCATCTCAGCAGCCGTCGAGGGCATGTCGATGGGCAACACAGGCACCAGCACAGCGGGGGCGGGTGTTGGCGGCGATGCTGGGGGCGACACACCGTTGGCCCCGCAGCCCCGGCAACCCGGCGCACCGGCGTCAGGAATACTTCTGGCACCATCGGCACCCACGACGCCCGATCCTCTGGACGCGCGCAGACGCGCGAACACATCGTCATCTCAGGGCGGCGACGGACAGAGTGTCCGAAAAACGTTACTTGGCGAATGACATGAGAGAAACACTTGATCTAGTGGGGCATCGGTTTGGCAGGCTCACTGTGCTGACCCGCAGCGATAGCAGCAAGAGGACGCACCACTGATGGACAACATCGCGCAAGAGATCGTCAAACGCTACGAGCGCCTGAAAGGTGATCGTGGGACTTGGGAGGAGCATTGGGAGGAAGTCGCGGATCGCGTGCTCCCCCGCTACTCTGACACGTTCCAGACCCCCGACACGGGCATCACACGCGGCGAGAAGCGCACAGAGAAGATGTTCGACAGCACAGCCGCGCTCGGGCTTGAGCGGTTTGCTGCTGTCATGGAAAGTATGCTGGTTCCAAGAAACCAGAAGTGGCACCGGCTGACGGCGTCCGATCCGTCGCTGATGCGAAATCATAAGGTCAAGCTGTGGTTTGAGGAAGCCAACAACTCGCTGTTCCGCTATCGGTATTCACCCCGCGCAAACTACGCCTCTCAGATGCACGAGGTCTTCATTGGCCTTGGTGCCTTCGGCACGTCCTGCATCTTCCCCGACGCACATGACGACGGCGGGCTGCGCTACCAGGCCATCAACCTCCGCTCGATCTACTTCGACCTGAACCATCAGGGCATTGTTGACACCTCCTACCGGAAGTTCACGCTGACCGCGCGCCAGATCATGCAGCGCAAAAAGAACGGTCGTTTCGAGAATGTGGGCGATGTTGAGAAGGGCGCGCGCGAGACACCAGACAAGAAATACGAGATCATCCATTGCGTGAAGCCACGCTCGGATTACAGCGCAGCGCGGGCCGACGCGCGGGGCAAGCGGTGGGGGTCGTACTACGTCCTGCTCGAAGGTCATGTGCTTCTGTCCGAGGGCGGGTTCGACACCTTCCCATATCCGATCAGTCGGTACGTCACAGGGCCGGGCGAGATTTATGGGCGCTCGCCTGCGATGATGGCACTCCCCGCCATCAAGGTTCTCAACGAGCAGAAGAAGACCATGCTCAAGCAGGGCCACCGTATTGTGGACCCCGTGTTATTGACGCATGATGACGGCATCCTCGACACCTTCTCCATGCGCCCCGGCGCGATGAACTCCGGCGGGGTGAACTCGTCGGGCCAGCGGTTGGTCCATGAACTGCCCACCGGCAACCTCGCCGCGGGTCAGGAACTCATGGACATGGAGCGGCAGGTCATCAACGATGCGTTCCTTGTGACGCTGTTCCAGATTTTGGTTGAAACCCCCGCCATGACGGCGACGGAAGTGTTGGAGCGGACCCGCGAGAAGGGGATGCTCCTGGCACCGACGATGGGGCGTCAGCAGTCCGAGATGCTCGGGCCAATGATCGAGCGTGAACTCGATCTGTTGATGAAGCAGAACGTCATGCCAGAGATGCCGCAAGCACTGATCGAGGCCGAAGGTGAGTACGAAGTTCAATACGACAGCCCGCTGTCTCGCTCACAGCGAGCCGAGGAGGCCGGTGGTTGGCTGCGGACGCTGGAAGCAGCGATTGCCTACGCCAACACCACAAAGGACATCTCGGTGCTGGACAACTTCAACGCTGACGTGATCTATCGTAACCTGGCCGAGATCAACGCGGTGCCGCCGTCGTGGATGAATGGTGAGGACGCCATCAAGTCTCTGCGGCGGGGCCGCGCGCAACAAGCCCAGGTGCAGCAGATGGTCGATGCCGCCCCGGCGGCGGCGGGAATTATGAAGCAGTTGGGGTCGTAGTATGGCGCTCGCAGACACCCTGCGGTTCCTCACGACCCGCAAGCGCAACTATCAGACGACCTTCGCGGGCGTCGGTGGACAGGCGGTACTGGCCGACCTTGCGCGGTTCTGCCGTGCGGATGAAACCACCTTTGACACAGACCCCCGCGTGTCCGCCTTGCTGGAAGGCCGACGTGAGGTATGGCTTCGGATCACGAAGCACCTCAACCTGACGCCCGACGAATTGGTACAATACTTCAACCCAACAGGAGAATAATTCATGTCTGATGATATTGGGTCCGTAGACGCGGGCAACCCGGCACCAGCAGCAGAAGCCGCCCCGGAGGCAGCGCCCGCAGCAGCAGCGCCCGCCGCCCCGGCAGAGCCTTTCTACAGCAAATTCCAGAACGAGGATTTGCGCGGGTTTGTTGAGAACAAGGGCGTGAAGGAACCGGAGCAGTTGGCTTCGATGTATCACAATCTCGAAAAGATGTTCGGCGCGGATAAGGCCGGGCGCACGGTCACTCTGCCGGGGCCGGACGCCGACCCCGAAGCCCTGGGCGAGTTCTATGGCAAGTTGGGCCGCCCCGAGACGCCGGCCGGTTACGAACTGCCGGTCCCCGAGGGTCAGGACGGCGCGATGGCCGAGTGGGCGGGCAGCGTGTTCCACAAACACGGCTTGACACCCGCACAGGCAAAGGGCGTTGCAGCGGAGTGGAACGAACACGTCGCCTCCCTGACCGGCGCGCGGCAGGAGGCCAACGAGCAATCGGCGGCAGCAGCCGAAACAGAACTGCGGCGCGAGTGGGGCGCGGCCTTCGAGCAGAAGATGACGGGCATGGACAGCACAGCAGCCGCGCTCGGTATCAACAATGAGCATCTTCTCGGCCTTCGATCGGCTATGGGGCCAGCAGCGGCCCTGCGGTTTGTCGATCAGTTGGCGACCAAGCTGGGCGAGGATATGGTGGTCAACGGTGAGAGTGCCGAGGGTGCGCTCACCCCGTCAGCGGCTATCGAGGCTATGAACGCGATGTGGGGCGACCCAGAAACATACAAGGCACTCATGGACCGGGGTCACCCCAAACACAAGGCGATGGTGGCGAAGAAGTCCGCTTTCGCGCAGCAAGCCGCTGCCGGTCGCGGTTAGGCAAGGCGCAGAAGCATGAGCAAGCTAGGCGCGAGCGACGCCCTCGACATTGTCCAGGACGGCGCGAAGTTCAAAGCACGGTTGCGGGAGTTGGCCGACGCAGAGACCAACCTTGCCGCTTCTCACGACAAGGTGAAGAAGCGCAACAAAACCCTCAACGCTGAGTTCGATGAGATGAACGCGCTCATGGCGGGTACTGTCGAGACGGCCAAGGCGAAAGCCAAGTCCATCACCGAGAGTGCCAATGCCGCCATGCGCCCGGTCGAGAAGGCCAAAGGCGAACTGGCGACAGAGAAGAAGGCGTTCGCCAAGCAGCTTGAGAAGTTCGCGTTCGACCAGCGCCAGTTCACCGCGCAGAAAGCCAAGTTGGCCGACCAGGAGACAAAGTTCATGGAGCGGGTGGCTGAGTTTGAGGACGGGGTTTTGGCCCTGTTGGCGTCTGTGAAGTAGGCGTTCGATAATCTGTTGCACAAACACGACACCTGTGCCATATTTACCACAAGCGCGCTATTTGCGTCGAACGGGCGACCCTTCGATAACCCCTGTCGGGCCGATAAATCAGCCCTAGTAGCGGCCCCGATATTCGGACAAGCCATTGGCTTTTGTTTCTCTTAGGACAAAGCGAAAGGCTATATCATGTCCAATGAAATCCTAGACTGGTCATTTATTGACTACAAGTCCACGGTTGACCATCTGCTCCAGCAGAAAGGGTCCAAGTTCCGCAACTCTGTGATGAATGAGAGTTTCTCCGGCAAGTCGGGCGTTCCGGTCAACCAGGTTGGAGCCGTCACGGCCCAGAAGAAAACCACTCGCCACGCGGACACACCGCTGATCGAGACGCCGCATGACCGCCGTTGGGTCTACCCCGCAGATTACGAGTGGGCCGATCTGATCGACGATCAGGACAAGCTGCGTGTCATCGCTGATCCCACGTCCCCTTATGCAATCAACGGCGCGTATGCCCTTGGTCGTGCAATGGACGACGAGATCATCGCCGCCACAACCGGCACCGCTAAGACGGGCGAAGATGGTGAAACATCCACGACTTTCCCAGGGGCGCAGACGGCAGCGACAACCGCTGGCGGCATGACCATTGCCAAACTTCGTGAAGCCATGCAGCTTCTCATTGCCGCAGAAGTTGATGTGGACAACGAGGAACTGTACTGCGCCATCGGCGCGCAGCAGCACGATGATCTGCTCGGTGAAACTCAGGCTGTCAGCCTCGACTACACCAACAAGCCGGTCCTCGTTGACGGTCGCATCCGGTCGTTCATGGGCTTCAACTTCCTCGACAGCCAGCGCCTTGCCCTTTCCGGCACGGATCGCACAGCGGTATGCTGGGCGAAGTCCGGCATGTGCTTGGGCGTCTGGAACGACACGGAAGTCCGCATCACCGAACGTGACGACAAGTCGTATGCCACTCAGGTGTACGTCAAAGGAACCTTCGGGGCCACGCGCCTTGAGGAGAAGAAAGTCGTCGCCATCACTTGCTCGGAGGCATAGACCATGGGTACTGTTTACTCAGTCCAGAAGACCAAGTGGGATCAGGACACCCCCACGACAAAAATCAAGACCAACGAAAATGCCGGTCGCGTTCGTTCGTCTTACGCCAACTACGTTGCTGATGCGGAGCAGTCGGACATCCAGATGTTCAACCTCCCCAACGGCGCGCGTATCTTGACAATGGAAGTGGCCCACGCCGCACTCGGCTCGTCCACGACCTTGTCGGTTGGTTACGCGGCTCACACCAAAGCTGACGGCACTGCCCAGGCTGCGGATGTGGACGAGTACAAGGCCGCTGCTGCCTCAACCGGCGTCGCGGTTACGGGCGCGGCACTGACCGAGGCTCTGGGTCGGTACTCAGTCTGTGACGCTGACGGCACTGGTGTACCGATCACGGTGTCGCTGGCCGGTGCTAACGGCACAGGCACGATTTCACTCGCATGTACTTGGGTGATTGATTGATGTTTGGGGGAGGCCAGCGCCTCCCCCACTCACTCTTTTGGAAGGACTACCTGAATGGCTAATCGTACCTACACGCTGACAATCGCGGACTTTGATTTGAACTCGGCCACTTCGGTCGCGGGGTCCGATGCGGGGTCCGCTGGTGCTGGGGAAGTCATCGTTGACATCGCCGAGAGCGCCGACCGCGACAAGGTCGTGCAGTCGCTCAAAGACCTCGCGTCCCTGATCGCGGCGAACCAAGTCGTCATCAACTAGCGGGGGCCGTCATGGCTTCGGAAGTTGATATCTGCAATCTCGCGTTGCAGCGTCTCGGTGCCAAGAGTATCACGGCACTGACCGACGACAGCACAAATGCGCGTGCGTGCAACCGTACCTACGCACATGCGCGTGACAGTGAATTAAGGGCGCACCCATGGAACTTCGCCCGCAAACGCGCGTCGCTGGCGGCGTCCTCGACGGCCCCGGCCTTCGAATACGCCCGCGCCTTTCCGCTCCCAGCAGACTTCCTCCGGCTGATGTCGAATAACGGTCGGCTCGGGCTGACAAACCAGGACGATCTGCAAATTGAGGCAGGCAACATCCTGACGAACGACAGCGCACCGCTGCCGATCACCTACATCGCGCAGATCACCGACCCAGAAGCCTTCGACCAACTGTTCACCGATCTGTTGGTGGCGCGCATTGCGCGTGACCTGGCGGAGAAGATCACGCAGTCGAACGCCAAGATACAGGCCGCGCAGACCTTGTACACAGAGGCTCGCTCTGAGGCGCGGCGTATCAACGCTTTTGAGCGCCCGCCGCAACAGGCTCCCGAAGACCCTTGGGTCACGGCCCGCTACTAATGGCAAAAATCTCCCCCATACAAAGCAATTTCAACGGCGGCGAAGTGTCGCCGTTGGTGTATGGGCGACCGGACCTCGACAAGTACCAGACGGGGTTGCGGACGTGCAAGAACTTCATCCCGCTGCTGCAAGGGCCGGTCGAACGCCGACCCGGCACAGCACATATCGTGGAGTGTGAAACCAGCAGCGAGAAGTCTCGGCTTGTTCGGTTCGAGTTCTCGACGGAGCAAGCCTACCAGATTGAGTTCGGCAACCTCTACATCCGGTTCGTCAAGGACCGTGGGCAGATTGAGAGCGGCGGTTCCCCGGTTGAGGTCGTGACGACCTACGCCGAGGCCGACCTGTTCCAACTCAAGTTCGCGCAGTCGGCGGACGTGCTGTACATCACGCACCCGAGTTACCCGCCCCGTAAGATTGAGCGCGCGTCGGATACGTCGTGGAGCATCACGACCATTGAATTTTCAGACGGCCCTTTCCTCAGCACCAACGCGACCACGACCACGCTCGGCTTGAGCGGCACGACCGGCTCGGTGACGGTGACGGCGTCTGCTGTGACCGGCATCAACAACGACACCGGATTTCAGACCACCGACATCGGGCGCACGATCCGTTGGCAGGATGCTGCGACAAACTGGACGTGGCTGACCGTCACAGCTCGCGCAAGCACAACGTCTGTTACGGCGACTATTTCGGGGCCAGATGCGTCAGCCACCACCGCCACGGACGCTTGGCGTCTCGGGGTTTGGTCCGACACGACCGGCTACCCCGCCGCCGTGACGTTCCATCAAAACCGTCTCTGCTTTGCGGGGCCGACCGACTTCCCGCAGCGCATCGACATGAGCGTGAGCAGCGATTTTGAGAACTTTGCGCCGACCGATCCTGATGGGACCGTGGCCGACGACCTCGCGGTGTCAACATCGCTGTCGGCGGACAACGTAAACTCTATCTTCTGGCTATCCGACGAGGAGAAGGGCTTGGCTGTCGGGACGGTGGGCGGCGAGTGGATCGTGCGGCCTAATGACAACGGCGGTGTTCTGACACCATCCAACATCCAGGCCGCGCGTTCATCGACCTTCGGCAGCGCGAACATCTCACCTGTTCGGGTGGGCCGCGCCGTCATCTTCGTCCAGCGCGCCCTGCAAAAGCTGCGTGAGATGTCCTATGTGTTCGAGGACGACGGCTTCCGCGCGCCTGACATGACGCTTGTGGCAGAGCATATCACCAAGACCGGCGTGGTGGAGATGGCGTTCCAAGCAGAGCCACAGGCTATCGTGTGGATGTGCCTGACAGACGGTTCTCTCATTGGCCTGACCTACGACCGCGACCAGAAGATACTCGGGTTCCACCGGCATGTTGTTGGGGGGTTCAGCGACGCCTACGGCGCTACGCCAGCGAAGGTCGAGAGCGTGTCGGTCATCCCGGCACCTGACGGCCTGTCCGACGAGTTGTACATGATTGTGAACCGCTACATCGACGGCGGCACCAAGCGGTATATCGAGTATTTGAAGCCTATGTGGGACAGCGCCAACGACCCTGAAGAAGCCTTTTTCGTGGATAGCGGCCTGACACTTGACGACCCCAAGACCATTACCGGCATCACGGCAGCAAGCCCCGGCGTTGTCTCGACAGACGGCGCACACGGCTTCTCCAACGGTGATGTGATCCGCATCAAGAACGTGCAGGGTATGACCGAAGTAAACCGGAAGGTTTATGTGGTGGCGAACGTCGCCGCGACGACATTCGAGTTGAACGACCGCGACGGCAACGCCATCAACACCTCTGGGTTCACGGCATATGAGACGGCTGGCGAGGTCCGCGAGCGTGTGATGACCGTGACCGGCCTGACCCATCTGGAAGGGCAAGAGGTTGCCGTTCTGGCCGAGGGGTCTGCCCACCCCCGCAAGACAGTGGCGTCAGGAGCCATCACGCTCGACCGGGAGACCTCTGAGGCTCAAGTGGGCCTAGCATATAACTCCGACTTCGAGACGCTGCGACAGCCGCTTGAGGGCCGCCGCGAGGGCACATCGCAGGGCAAGACAGAGCGCATCCATCGCGTGTTTGTTCGTTTCTTCGAGACCTTGGGCGGGAAGTTCGGCCCCACCAGCGACGACCTCGACCCCATCGTTCTTCGCGAAGGCGGCGATCCTATGGATACAGCGGTGTCCCTGTTCCAGGGCGACTTTGAGATTGAGTGGGACGGCGACTACGGGACGAATGAGCGCATCTTCATTCGGCAGGATCAGCCGCTCCCCATGACCATCCAGGCAATCATGCCGCAGCTTCATGTGCAGGACCGATAGCATGGACGTGGTAGACTTCAAAGCAGCGCACCTGATGCAGATCGACATGCAGGACGAGCAGCAATACCTCGCCAAGTATATGACCGAAGCAGAGGCCGTGGCGCTTGAGCGCCCTGACTGGACGCACTCATGCGTTGATGACGGGGTTGTGCTAGGCTGCGCGGGTATCATCCCGCTGTGGCCCGGTCGGGCGCTGGCGTGGAGTTACATCTCCGTCCATGCGACGGGGAGCAAGTTTGTCGCCGTACACCGTGCGGTGCAGAACCGTTTGGACAACTGCTACATCAAGCGGATTGAGATGACAGTAGACTGCGATTTTGAGGCAGGACATAGGTGGGCTGAGCTGTTGGGTTTTGCGATGGAAGCACCGCGCATGGAGGCGTACCGCCCTGACGGCGGCGCTTGCGCGTTGTATGCGAGGGTGCGATGACCGGCGTTGAAATTGCGATGATCGCTGGCGCAGCCATATCGGCTGTGGGCGCTATCCAGCAGGGAAACGCAGCAAAGGGCGCGGCGAAGTTCAACGCACAGGTGGCAAATAACAACGCTGTAGCGTCGCGGCAGAACGCTGCGGCCAACGCCAAACGGCAGGAGCGCGAGGCGCGTCTGCGGGCTGGAACAAACCGGGCGAACTCTGCGGCGTCGGGAACCTATGGCGGGTCGGCGTTCGACCTACTCGAAGACAACGCGATTGAGGAAGAACTCGACCGCCTGACGATTATCCACCAAGGCGAACTGCAAGCCTCCGGCCTAGAGGCCAGCGCAGGGCTTCTGACAGCGCAGGGTAAGAGCGCACAGCGCGCGGGCTACATGGGCGCGGCTGGCGCGCTGCTCAAGGGCGGCGCTTCGCTGTACGGGTCGGGCGCTTTTGACAGCGAACCCAAATACACCGGCGTCAACCCGTTCGCGGGCGGCACCCCACCCGCAGTAGCGTAGAGGAAGCCTAGATGCCAAAACTCACACAGTACACCCGACAGGCGCAGTCCTCTGCGGGGCAGAGCGTTATCAGTGCCACAGCGGAAGCGTTCGGTGGCGGCAGCGCACTCGCCAAGGCGGGCGCAGACCTGGCGAACACCGCCGAGGACGTTGGGGCCAGAATTAAGGCTGTAGGCGACAAGCGTGATGCGGTAGCAATTGAGAAGGCTCTGATCGACGGCGGGCTTGAGATGGATGAGTTCCGGCTTGGGTTGGAGAAGGACGCACAGCCCGGTGCCGCTGGACACACAGAGGCCATGCGATCTGAGTACGAGCGTTGGTCCGAGGGTTTCAAAGAAAACTTCACGAATGTGTCACCGGAGAACCAAGGACGTTTGGACTTGGGGCTGGCGCGGGGACGCGCGGGCCAAGTGTCAGCGTCCATGCGGTTCGAGGCTGTCTCCACCGCCAAGAAGGTGCGCGAGGACGTAGAGGTTGGGCTGGGTACGGTTCGCAACCAGATAGGCGATGGGTCTGTAGCTTACAAAGACGGTCTGAACTCTGGCACGTCGCTGATTGTCGCAGCCGGTATGCAGGGGGACGTGCAACAGGTCGCGCTGAACGATTGGCGCAATAACGCGGCAGACGCCCACTTTCAATCCCTGCTCCGCGCCGCTGACACGCCCGAGGCGGTCATGGCGGTCAAGGGCGATCTGTCGGACTTGCAAGGCCAGATGGACGCCGACACCTACGCCAGCGCGCTGAACAAGATTGACGCATCCCACGATCTGTTTCTGCGCCAGCGCGATACCGACATAGCCAACGCGGTGGGGGACCACGCCAATCTCAGAGTGCGGGGTTTCGCGGGCAATGGTGTGACGAGTGCCGACATAGACGCCATGACGGACGCTCGTAAGCGAGGGTTAGCGCGTCGGGATTTTGAGCGGGGCGAGGCGGTCGGCGCTTTTGCGGACCTGTTGGTTAACGAGACACCGGCTGCTATGGAGGCGCTGGAAGCCTCGCTGCTCGCGGCGCTGGACATCCCCGGCAACGACAATGTCGAGTTGGGCCAGCTACAGGCGTTACGGCGCGAGCGGGTCGGGCGCTCTCACGCGCAGGACGAGTTAGTCAAGCGTATGCCCGCTATCCTCGCGACCATCGCTGACGGTAAGTACCCACCGGAGACGGTGGCATCCACCCATGCGGAGATAGACAGCACGATACTGAACGTCGATGACCGGAACCGGATGCACAAGTCTTTGGGTGTCGCAGAGACGCTGGGGGCTGCTCGACAAGCCGGCCCAAACATGAGTGAAGCAGATGAGGCGCAGCGAGGGGTGGTTCTCGCTGCGGCGGTTGACGCCGCCACTCCCGAGAACCACGACGAAGCCGTGGGCAAGCTGAAAGCGTTTGCCGAGGCGGCGCGCATCAAGGCCGCGCAACTAAAAGCTGACCCGGCGCGCTACGCACTGGACAACGACCCCTCTACGCAATTCGCGGGGGAGCGATTGAACTCTGCCCTCGGCACACCGGGCGAGCGCGAGGCCCGCGCCGCATACATCGACACGACCATCGCCGCCCAGGAGCGGCTGGGCGTGGACGAACCCAGCGTGTTGACGCAGCGTGAAGTGGACGGTGTGGCCGACGCAGTGAGCGCCATTGGTGAGGACGACACCGCTGGGGAGAACCTCGTCTCTCTGCTGGCGGGGTACAACGAGACGTATGGCAAGAACTGGCCTCTCGTCTACAAGCAACTCATCGCGGACAAGGCGCTGACCGGCAGTCACATCCCGCTTGCCCGCATCGCGGGTGCTGGTAACAAGGGGGCGGTGGCCCTCAACATGGCAACAGCCATCTACAACCAGAAGGACAACGAGGCATCTCTGGGCAAAACCGCCGAGAAGGCCACAGACGACGCCGTCACCGCAGTGTTCGGGGACACCGCCGTCACGTTCAACGCATCGGGGGCGACGGCCACCGGAAATATATACAAGGACGCGGTGTACACGCTCGCCTTACACTACTCGGCCACACGCAGGATGTCGTCGTCTGACGCCGCGAAAAAGGCGTATGAGGACTTGGTGGGTAGCGCCTTCATCACCGTCACCACAGACACCGACGCCTATCGCATCCCCCGCACCGACACCAACAACCAGCCCATCTCAGAGGCCTTGGTGGAGCGCGGGGCGGCTGTCGTGAAGCAGAGTTTGCTGAACTACAATATCATCCCGACATCGGGCCTACCGCCGGAAGAAAAAGCTAACTCGCTGGCAGCGTTCGGCCGGTGGGTAACGGCTCCTGATGGGAGCGGCCTCATGCTAGTGTCGGAGCAGGGTGAACCGATTGAGGTGTTCTCCCCCGTCGCCGGGTTGGAAGGCCCATCCCGCGCGCCCTTCGTTGTGTCGTGGGAGGAGTTGACGACGAGCGCCGAGACGTTCACAGGGTTGGACACGGAGAGTTCCCCCGACCTTCAGAATTTTGGCCCTGACGCTTCCTTGGGGTCTGTGTTGCGGCAGATACGTCCTACCGCCAGCAACCCGAAGGATGCTGCCGGGCAACCCTTGCCGACGTACAAACCAGTGCGAAAGTTCCCCACCTACACAGTCCCGAGTGACCCCGAAGTGGAAGCCCTCCTTGGTGCCGAGACGCCAGCACCGCTGCCCACTATCCCAACATACAGACGATGACCACACCCATCTACACACCCTCGCCGCAGCGCAGAAGGTCTACCTTCGCTGACGAATACACGGCACCCCTGTCCTCTGTTCTCAGGGCAACGGCAGAGGACGCATGGCGCTTCTCGCCCCTCATGTCGTTGGTGCGATACGAGGAATTGGGCCGGGCGCGGGGCCAGAAGGAACTGACGCCGGAGGCCGCACTCGCGGTCAGCAAGATACGCCGCCCGGTTGACCAGCGCGAGATCAGGGACAACCCCGCGAACTACCAGCTTGTCCCCGACACAGGATTTGGCGACGTTGTGTCGCGCGAGCATTATGTGGGCGCGGAGTTCTTCCCCACGGTGTATGACAGAAAAGCAACGATACTGACTGACGACGAGGCCAAGGACCGCGTGGAGCGCGCTGGTGTCAGCCTCGCAATACCCAAAGAGGGTACGACCGACATTGCGCTGGAAATACTCATCAAGCGCAAGCAGGACGAGATGCGTATCAACGAGGTGTTGGCCCGCAGCGAAGGCGGGTTTGCCCCCGGCGCGGCCAAACTCGCGGTGGGTCTCGGCGTGACCATGCTCGACCCTCTCAACCTTGCATCGGCGTTCATCCCGGTGGTGGGCCAAGCGCGGCTGGCTCAGATGCTCGCAGCCAAGTCGGGGCGTCTCGGACGTGCGGCGGTTCGCGCGCGTGTGGGGGCCAAGGAGGGTGCTGTGGGTGCCTTGGTGGTGGAGCCTATAATTCTGTCTGCGGCGTCTCAAGAGCAAGCGGACTACGGCCTTATGGACAGTCTGCTCAACGTGGTGTTTGGCGCGGCGCTAGGCGGCGGGTTGCACTCGGGCATCGGCGTTATATCTGACGCAGACGGCATGTTCCGCATCCGAAACGCCGTGTCGAAGGCGATGGAAGACGCGGGCCACGACTACCGGGAGGCGTCGCTCCGCGCGTCCGTTTCGCAGTTGGTTGATGACCGCTACGTTGACATAGGCGAGGTTGTCGGGACTTTCACGCCCGTCCGCGAAGTCGAGCGCATGGTGTACATCCCCGGCGAGGACGCCCAGGCTGTGTCGCCGGTCATCCGTGAGACAGCTTGGGAGATAGACCCTGACGTTGTCGGGCGGTTTGAGGCGCTGGAGGGGCGAGCGGCGGGCGTCCGCGAGCAGATAGAAGCGGCAGAGCCGCGCAGGGAGGCTGTCCGAGAGGACGTGGTACGTCCGCTGGATGAAGAAATTGCGGACATTCTCGACCAGTTGGACCCCGAGGCCAAGTACCGCCTGTCAGCAAAGAAGATACGACAACTCGACAAGCGTTTCGCTGAGTTGGTGGAGCAGCGCGAGCGGTTTCTCACGAAGGAAGCCCCGGCAGACACAAACGAGATGGCCGCGCTGCGCCGCAAGCTGGCCGACATCGACGCCGAGATGCGCGACATGGCCCCTAACTTCTCACGGGTGATGAAAGAGGCGCGGGCGCGGACGGACGCGACCGGCGGCACGTCAGGAGGCCGCGCTGCGCCAGAGTTCAAGGTCACGAAGGCCTGGGAGGTCAACCGCGACTTCGACCAAGCCGAGGCGGCGCGGGCCACGCTGGGACGTGAGAACGACCGCTTCGCGAGTACGAGCGCGGCTGACGAAGCAACCATCAGGATCAACGAAGCAGCGGGCAAAGGTGGCGACCCCATCGCCGCGATAGACGAGGACATCGCCGTCGCGCAGGAGACGCTGAACGAACTCTATGAGCGGACGGGGCTTACCGAAGAAGACCTCTTGGTGGACGGCGACGACACCTTGTCGGTGGCGCAAGCCGAGGAGGTCATCGCGGAGGTGGACGAAGTTAACAAAGCATCTGAGATGTATGCTCAGTGCAGATTGAGGATTGGGTAGATGTCAGCGGCAGATTGTCTGGCCGAAGTCCAGAAAGCCCTCGGGCGCAAGCTGAAGGGCGGCGAGGTAGAAGCACTCCGCGCCGACTTCGAGCGCCTTGAGACAGAGGGTGGCGAGGCGGCGTCCAGCGACGCCACGAAGGCGCTCATTGAGAAGCTGGCGACCGAGAAGGTTATCGGCGCGAAGATACTCGCCCGCAACGCGGCGCTGAACAAGACTGCGCGTTTGCAGATGGTGGACTACGCGCTGACAACGTGGGCAGACACGCCCGGTCTGGCGATGGAGGCGCTGCTTGTTGGCGTGACACGCGGCGCGCGGCAAGGCTCACGGGCCAGCGTAATCAACACACAGGCCGTCACGTTCAATAAGCATGTGATGGGTATGATCTACGACATGGGCGAGGATTGGCAGCTGTTTATCAGCGGCGCTCTCGACGGGGACATCCTCAAGGCGGCGCACCAGTTGGACGCGGAGACACCAAACTTCACCGGCATCGACCCCGCCGCGAGGAAGATGGCCGAGGTGGTGAAGAAGCACAGCGAGAGCCTCCGTCTCCTGGCGAACCAGCACGGGGCCAACATCGGCAAACTCGACGGCTGGTTGTCGAAGCACACCCACGACCACGCGAGCATAAAAAAGAACGAGGTCGCTTGGCGCAAGGCTATCGCGGAGGAAGTGGATTGGGAGCGGTCGTTCCCTGACGTGGACCGCAACGACGCGGACGCGGTGGCGGAAGTTATCGACGGTCTGTGGCTGTCCCTGTCCACCGGCATACACTCGGCGGCACCAGGTGCGGGGCGCTTCGGTGAAGGGATGCAGTCCGTCACAGCGCCCGAGAGCCGTTTTACCGGCGTGGCAAACATCGGCAAGAAGATGAGCCACGACCGTGTGCTTCACTTCCGGTCCCCCGAGGCTGAGTTCGCCTACTTCAAAGAGTTTGGCGCGGCCAAGATGGGCGAGGGCATCATCTACGGGATGCAGAAGATGGCGCAGGACATCGGCGTCATGCAGCATCTCGGCCCCAACGCCGAGGCCAACATGCGCGCGGCGTTCGATGTGATTGAGAAGAAGCTCCGCAAGGAGGGCGACGCCGACAAACTGGTGAAGTTCGACAAGCAGCGGAAGCGGGCGCTTAAAAGGTTTTGGCCGCATGTCAGCGGGCTGGCTCGCGTCCCCGGCAATCACATGCTCGCGGATGTTTCGATGGGGATACGTGCCATCCAGCAAATGTCGAAGCTGGGCGGTGCGGTGCTGTCGGGTATCTCGGACATCGCGTTCTACGGGTCAGAGGTCCGCTATGGTGGTGGGTCCATGCTCTCAGGCATGGGTGAGGCACTGGCTTCGCTGGGGAACTCTGTCCCCGCGCATGAGCGGGCGCGGCTGTTTTCTTCTCTCGGCGTCGTGCATGACGGCCTGATCTCTGCCGTTTCAAAACGATTTGACCCGACCGCCAGTGGGCGCGGCCACATGAGTACCGCCGTCAGCCTGTTTTTCAAGTTTAATGGGCTGCGGTTCTGGACCGACCAGCTTCGCACGGGCTTCGCGCAAGCCCGGTCACATGCCTTGGGGTTGGACGCCGGGAAGATGTGGGGCGACACAGAGTTGGGGCAGCGCCGGGTACTGGGCATCTACGGGATTGACGAAGACAAGTGGGACATTATCCGCACCGCCACAGAGTACGAGGGCGACAACATATACATGACACCAGAGGGTGTGGAGGATTTGGCAGACGCAGCGTTCGAGCCGTACCTCGCCAAGCGCAATATAAAAGCCACGCCCGCTCGCATCCGAAATCTGCGGCAAGAGATCGCGGGGCAGTTCCGGTCCTACTTCCACGACCGCGCGACAACTGCCGTGCTGGAACCCGACGCGAAGACGCAAGGCTACCTGCTCGGCGGCACGGAAGCGGGGACAGTAGAGGGTGAGACCCTTCGGCATCTGACGCTGTTCAAGTCCTTCACGACCACCGCCATGCACAAGGTCGGCGCGCGGGAACTTTATGGGTACGGCGACGACACTCTGAAGGCCGCGATGACGAGCGGAAACGGTGCCGTGCAGGGGGTAGCTAATCTCTTGGTGTGGAGTACCATCTTCGGATACATTGGCATGTCGGCCAAAGACCTCGCCAAGGGCCGCACCCCTCGCGACCCCAACGACGTGAAGACGTGGACAGCGGCTATGCTCCAAGGCAGTGCGATGGGCCTCTACGGCGACTTCCTGTTTGGCGACATGAAGAACCGCTACGGCGGCTCTGCGCTGTCCTCGCTCGCCGGACCAACAGCCGGTACGGTGGACAGCCTCATCGACCTGGCGCAGCGCGCTAGAGACGGGGATGACCTCGCCGCGCAAAGCCTCCGCTTTGCCATGAGCAACATGCCGTTTCAGAACATAATCGCCACTAGGACTGCGCTGGACTACCTGTTCCTGCACCGCATCTCGGAGACAATCAGCCCCGGCTACCTGAAACGCATGGAAAAGCGCATAGCCGAAGACAACGCGCAGACCTTTATAGTTCCGCCCAGCGGCTTACCCGCTAGCGTTTTCTAGCCCATTGTGGCAATAATACAACAGAGGGCAAGACATGACCATTAGTACAACCACCAACCGTATCTCCTTCGTGGGTAACGGGTCAACCACGGGCTTCGCCACGGGCTTCAAGTTCTTTGCCAACAGCGACCTCACGGTTACGCTCGTCACTGACAGCACGGCAGCGGAGGTGACGCAGGTCATCACGACGAACTACACGGTCACTGGCTCGGGTGTCGCGACAGGTGGCACCGTCACGATGAACGCGGCCCCGGCAGTCGGTGAGACACTGGTCATCGTGCGCGAGCAGCCCTACACGCAAGGCACCGACCTCGTTGAGAACGACCCGTTTCCGTCCCAGACGGTCGAGGACACCCTCGACAAGCTGGCGATCATGGCCCAGCAGAACAACGACGCCAAGACCCGCTCGGTCAAACTGTCTGAAGGTTTCACAGGGACTTTTGACACGACCCTACCAACGTCGTTCCCCGCCGACACGGCCTTGGTGATTGACAGCGCCGGGACAGGTTTTGACACAGGCCCAACTATTACAGACATTGCTAACGCAGGGCCTAATGCCACTGCTGCCGCAGTAAGTGCTACAGCAGCAGCGGCAAGTGCTACAGCAGCAGCGGCAAGTGCTGCTGCTGTAGCACAAGAACTCGGCACCACTGACAGCCCTCAGTTCACGGGGGTAAATGTTGGCGCAGCAACAGACACAACTATCACCCGTGTAAGCGCCGGGGTTATCGCCGTAGAAGGCGACACGGTCCCTATGCTTGCCACCGCGCAGACATTCACCGCAGCGCAGTCAGGTTCGATCACGGCACTGACTTCAACGGCGGCATCCATCGCTGTGGACGCTGCGCTGAATAATCATTTCAGTCATACCCTCACCGAGAACACGACGCTCGCCAACCCGACCAATCTGGTCGCCGGGACAAGCGGATCGTTTTTCCTGACGCAGCACGCATCGTCCCCCAAGACCATGGCCTTCGGTAGCTATTACAAATTCGCCGGGGGTACGGCACCGACAATAACGGCGGTCAACTCTGCCGAAGATCGCATCGACTATATTGTGCGGACGACCACATCCATTGAGTGCGTCTGGACAGGAGCAATCGCATGACCATTGCAAAGATAAAACTTGATGGCTCTGTCATCTCCACGTTCAAGCCCCGCGCTGTCAACGTGGGCGACGGCGACGACATGGTCCAGTACCCCAAGGGCATCTTCGTTGGGGCCAGCCAGTGGACCGACGCGGAACTCAACGCACTCGGGTTCGCCCGGTTCTACGAGCAGCGGGTCGGTCCACTGCAACGCTCGACAGGCCACACCGACACGTTTGAGGACGGTATCGTCACGCGCGTCCATACACTGATCGACTATGTGGCCCCGGTCGTCCCGGACAAGACCCCTGCTGACCCTGACTACGATCATGTCGAGGAACGCCGACGTGCGTACCCTTCGCAGGAGGAAATTATCGTCGCTCTGTGGGAGGCATCAGTTGAGGGTCGCCCAGAAGCCCAGGACGCGCTTGAGATCAAGCGTCAGGCCGTCAAGAAAAGGTTCCCCAAAGCATGAGTGTCGTAGGTTCAGACAGCGTCCGCATGGGCGCATCGGGCAGCGCAAGCTACGGCATAGACCAGTCGATCCGGTTTAATGATGACGGAGCGGCGTACATGAGCCGCACATCAACAACCGCAACCTCTTCTACAATTTTTACGATCAGCCTTTGGTTCAAGCGTGGAAACTTAACTACTGCTGGACAGTCCCCCACCCTGATAAATGAATACAGTGGGAACAGCGACGCTGCATACCTGATCATGCGTCTTCAACCGGCCGACACGATCAATGTGAGCGGTTACACCACAAACTGGCGTACAACTACTAGAGTCTTTCGCGATCCTTCTGCGTGGTATCACTTTGTTCTGGCTGTAGATACAAATCAAGCGACTGCGGCAGACCGCATTAAACTTTACATCAACGGCGTTGAGGAAACGAGTTTCTCCGCAAGCAGCAACCCCAGCAGCGGCACAAATTTAGGTTTTAATACAGGCGGTGCACAAAACATTGGTCGAATAAATCCGACAATCGGCGGTACAAACTATTTTGACGGCTACATGGCCGAATTTAATTTCATCGACGGTCAGCAACTATCACCAACGAGCTTTGGCGAAACCAACGATGATGGCGTGTGGATTGCCAAGGCCTACGCAGGATCATACGGCGACAACGGCTTTTATCTTACAGGCGAGGACAGTGCCGATCTCGGCGCAGACGAGTCAGGTAACAGCAACGACTTCACCTCATCAGGGCTGACCTCGGACGATCAGGTTACGGATACGCCGACTGAGAACTATGCGACGTGGAACGTACTCGACAAAGGTACTATTACTGCGTCAGACGGAAACTTAACCGTTACGTCTGGAGCAGATCAGGCTGGTATTCGGTCAACCATCGCAATACCTCAAAGCGGAAAATACTACTGGGAAGTAACTTGTAATACGCTGGGTTACATAAACCAAATAGGGTTGGCAAGTAGTTCAAAATCAATGGCCAATATAAACGACAGCGGTGCTACGGTTAGCAACCGTGGCTGGGGATTTGGGTCTTGGTTTTCCTCATTTAACGGCAATGTAACCAAATTTAAATCTGATGTAGGCGGCGGGGGCAGTGGAGCTAACTGGACTGGCGTAGGCAACCCTGCTGCAACCGACGTGCTTATGGTTGCGTATGACAGCGACAACGGATCACTATGGTTTGGCAAAAACGGAACGTGGTTTGACAGCAGCGGGACCGCAGACCCGGCTACAAATACTGATCCTCGATTTAGCGGGTTAAATGACGGCACGGAATGGTTTGCGCTGTGGGCAGGTTATTCCACATACTCACCTAACTACACCGCGAACTTCGGCCAGTCCGGCTTTGAGTACACCCCGCCCACCGGCTTCGTGGCTCTGTCCACCGCCAACCTACCCACACCTGCAATCAAGGACGGCACGGCTAACTTCCAGACAACACTGTATACGGGCAACGGCACGGCCATAGGCTCTGGCGGTAACGCAGTATCTCAGAGCGAGAACAGTACCTTCCAGCCTGACTTTGTTTGGATCAGGCGTAGAAATGCTGCGGTTGAACACGCGCTTACTGACGCAGTTCGTGGTGTCACCAAAGAACTTAGCTCGAACGCTACAGGCGCAGAAGAAACTGTTGCAGAAGGCATAACGACTTTCGGTTCTTCTGGTTTTACTGTCGGTTCAGATGGTTCTTACAACGCCAACACGGGCACATACGCAGCGTGGCAGTGGAAGGCCAACGGCAGCGGCAGCAGCAACGAAGACGGTAGCATTAACACAACTGCAACCTCCGTCAACACAGCGGCGGGTATTAGCATTTCCACCTACACGGGTAATGCCACAAGCGGAGCTACTATTGGACACGGCCTCGGTGTTGCTCCTGACGTAATTATTGTTAAGAACAGGGATGCTGCCGATGCATGGCAAGTTTATCACAGCGGCGTAGCGTCTGATCCTGCAACTGATTATTTAGTATTAAACACAACTGCCGCCTCGGTTGATAATGTAAATAGATGGAACGACACTGCGCCTACCAGTTCTGTTTTCAGTCTTGGCAACGCCGTAGAAGTAAACACAAACACTGAAGACTATGTTGCATACTGCTTTGCAGGAGTAGATGGCTTCAGCAAGTTCGGCAGCTACACCGGCAACGGTTCGGCAGACGGTCCGTTTATTTTTACGGGCTTCAGACCTGCTTTTGTTATGACGAAGCGTACTAACTCGACAAGCAGTTGGCTTATGTACGATTCAATTCGAGATACAGACAATGAAACATACAATAGATTGTTTGCTGACCTTACAAACGCAGAAGTAACATCAACAGCAGTTGGTTTTGATCTGCTGTCTAACGGTTTTAAGCTGCGTAATAGTAATTTCAACGTAAACGCATCAGGCAGCACTTACATCTTCATGGCATTTGCAGAACACCCCTTTGGCGGCGAGCTTACACCCCCAGCAACGGCACAGTGATATGATCTATGCAGCAATCCTGATCTCAGCCCTTCTGTACCGCATCCCGCGCGGTGGCCCGAACGGCCATGTGTGGCGCGGCTGGATTGGCTTCGCTCCCGGCTCCCGTGTCTCCACGTCTGTCTGGGCACTGGCCTCTGCTGGCGCACTGGTCTACGCGGCGGTGCTTATTGTTTTGGAGACACTCATATGACCGACGTAACCCCTTCCGCCGAGCTTGATCGGTTGACACTTACCCGATTGGGTACTGACACTTTTGACGCGGGAGCAGTCAATGTTT